GAGCATATTGTGATATTCTTTAAGTATTTGTTCATTTAAAGCACTATTTAAAACTGAAGATAATCTCATTTATAGACTACCTCCTTTCATATCAATCTATTTAAGCTTTGAAAGCAATCCAATTTACGATATCGCTTGCAGAAATCAGCAATCCGCTTGTACCAATATAACTACCTGAAATAGTAATGCTTCCAGCACTATTTACAACCCTGAATGCGCTGGCGCTAGTAAAAATCGGAGAACCACCACGATAAAGTTGAACAATTTGTCCAGTCGAAGAACCTAAAGTAGTATCAATAACGATAGCACTAGCATTTTGCTGTGCGCCAGTAACGGTATGACTACCTGTAGCAATATTTCCCATCTGTCTAATAATAGTACCCAATGCAACATCTTGTGCCGCACGATTCATTCTATTTATTTTAGTTGCTTGTGAAGCAGTAATTCTTTGAGCCATTTTTTCCTCCTAAATCTTTTATGAAAATTATGATTATTTTACATATACGAGGCCAGTTAACCTAACGATAGATTAACCGTTATATATGGGGATACAATCCCAATAAAACCTCCATTTTATTTATTCTTTCCTCCACGACCAATGTTAGAACCATCCCCTTTCGTTTGTTCTCCCGCATCACCCAAATCACTTTCTGGTTTTGGTGGTCTACCAGCATTAGGTGATTGTTGAAATGCGGAGATAATCGGAGTAAGATTGTCCACAAATTTACTAGCCCTAGCTTCATCTAACTGGCGTTGGAAATCTTGTGGTTCTATACCCAAAGATGCGGCTATTTCTTGTGGTAAAACTATTCCCTTATCTAACAAAAGCATTGCCTTATCAAATCTTTGTTGACGATTATTAAAAAATTGTGAACCCTGTAAGGAAAACTTGAACTTGAACTGTTTTGTTAATTTATTTATTTGATATTCTAAAAATTTTTCAAACTGAGGATACAAGGCCATCATTAATTGTTCATCGGTATTTAATGATAACTGAGTTTCCATAATATTTGGACGCATATTACTAGTAAAAATCAAGTTTGTATTTACACCACTTAAAGCCAATGTAGTTTTAAGATACGAATCATAAATATCTGGTTCTGATGGGAATGCTATCTGCTGAAGATTTTCAAGTGGGGCGGCTGCAATTTTTATTGATTCTGAAAGAGCAGATTTCACTAAACCTAGAAATTTTCCTAATAATTCTGGTGACACATCGAATTGGTTGCGTTCTTTGACCGAAGAATCTTTAAGTTTACCAATTTGTCCCAATAATAAGCGATTAGCAGTAGCCATATTGATATTTTTTTGTAAATTTCTCATTAATGTTTGAAGTATCAAATCATTAAACAACGGAGAAAAATAGGGAACTCTTGTTGCTATTTCTGGATTTAATTTAAATACCCATCCTACGTCAACAGGTACATCACTCCACAGAATCCAAGAAGATTGCCCTCTTAATTCTGGCGGTAAAGCAGGATCGTAATATTGTAGTCCAGATTTTCCTTCTCCTCCCCATAATTCCAAATATTTTTTTTGAAAAAATGGAGGATACATATCCAAACTAATTCCGGGTAAAATAAACCAATACATATTTATACTATATAACAATCCAAAATCCCATTTGCCGGTAATTTTAGTATATATTGGAGAGGCTGGTAATTCTTGTAACACATATTTACTACCTTCAAATCTGGTAGCACAAAAATATGCCTCGTTACGCAACATTTCTCTAACTACAGTAGAAAATTCGTGTTTGTAATTAAATTTATCGAGAAAGTCAAAAACAATATTTAAATCTTTTTGATATTTTGTAGATGAATAATCTTTGAATATTGCATTAGTACACGTATATGTTAAATCCCAAGAAAGCATATTGCCAAGAAAACTAAGTAATCTTTTATATGGTTGAGACTGAAGTTCAAATGTTTCGCTTATACCTTGAAGTTCAGTCTCACTTTCTTTTGGATTGGCCAATGCTTTATCCAGTCTATCTTGAGTTATAGCCAACGGATTCAAAGTAATATCTTTAAGACGCGCCGAAATTAAATCTGGAGTTAATATTCCTCCATATCCACCATTAATTAAATTCCTAGAAAATTGAACAATATCCCAAACAGCATCTTGTGTTAATAATTCTTCTACTGGTTCTTTTATTTTTTTAGTTCTAGGCATTAGTCATCAAACCTCCTTTCTTGAAGAGGTTTGTAATGCATCTTCAAGTATTTTTTCAATATTATCAAAATCTTTATAATCAATAATAATTAAAGGTATATTATTTTCAATACAATAATCGCATTTGATTTTATCTTTTTTTATTCTATCAATAAGATACTCAATTCCACCAAAATGTTCTCTAGATTCAGTATGTAATTTTCCTTGATATTCTATAAGTTTTAAATCTTTTCCATCTAAAATAGCAAAATCAAATGGCAATGGTTTTTTATCTCTGCAATTAACAATCCGATATTGAGAGATAAAATTATATTTATTATTTTTTAAAAATATTTGAATTCTATTTTCACCCTTAGATTGTTGACAATATTTACAACCTTTTCCACTGCTAACATTAGCCCAAGAAGCCTGAAAAATATTTAAACAAGTTAAACATTTCCAATCGAGTTTATAATTGCCACCACAATATTTTTTAGACAAAAATTCAATATTTTTATTATTATTTTCAATCCACCTACAAATATTTTCAACTACATAAGGATTTATTTTACTAACAAATTCAGGATGGCTTCCTCTTAATATAGTCATCGGAGATATAAAATATTTATATCCTAATGTATCAATAATATTTATTTCTGTATGGGCATTTTTATATTCACCGTCCAATATTTTATATCCTAATTTTAAAAGATAATTCTTAAAATATATTTTTCTATCAAAACAGTTAGAACAACCTACTTTTTCATAACAAAATCTATTCCAACCTATATAAAAAATATTATAATTACAAGTTGGACAATTGTGTTGTAATTTTACTTTGCCTTTTTTAAATTGTATATATTCTCCTAACAAAATATAATTTCTAGATTCTGCATATTTTTTAGCTTTTTCAGTATTCCATGTTACACGCATGTTTTTATATTTCCTTCCATTTTTTATATTTATATTCTTCCTAAATAAATTTGAATGGAAAGAATTAGGAAGGCAATTCTTTATCAGTAAGTTCATGACGCTTACCTATCCATTCAATTTTTAATGTTTTAAATAATTATTGTTAGCCCGCTTATAATACTCCACTCATCTTCTTCAATATTTTCTTTTAATAAATTCTTATCAAATACCGATGAAATAATTAGATTGCTATAACTGACAGAACTGAATCTGTCCTTAAAATTTCCTGGTTTTTCAGTCAATTTAATCATTCCATTAACTAAAGTCATATCAAGATTGATACATTCTCCAATAAATAATCCCGTTTGCACATAAGGATTTAAAAAGAATGAAAACAAAGAAGAATCATTAGGATTAGATGTAAATTCCTTATTATTTTTTATAAGGAATTCTTCTCCTTCGCCATCCCCCAACAAGAAGCCCCACATTTTCTTTTGCAACGATGATCTAAAAGCAACAGCAATTTGACTATTCAAACTCTGACTCGCCAAAATAGGAAATATTACAGGAATAGCACCTACACCTAAAGTTCTATTCCTCAGTTCTTCTCGCAACTTCTGTTCAACAATTTCAAATTCTCCTCCAACAACAGTCATAGCAGGAAAAGTAATTCCTCTTTCTTCATCCATAGTAACCTGACTTAATGCATCATATACGGAAATTCCTGCTTGCTGAAGATCAAGTACCAAATAATCTGCCCCAAAATCAAAGAAAACTTGTTTAATTCTTTTGGCTTGTATTAAAGTGTTACTCCCTTTACTGCTTTCCATGTAACACAACTGCCTGTTATACCCGCGCCCCAACAACGGAATCATTCTAATACAAGATATAATACTTTGATCATTTACTCGATTTGCTCTAGTAGCAATATCAACTGAAACAATCCTTATTTCTCCATCAACTTTCTTTATATCATAAGGATTATGTTTTGCATTATAGGTATCTTCTTTTTGAGGATACCATGCCTTCTTAATATTTCTAGGAAATAAAGCGGGTTTAAAATAAGATTTACCACTAGCACCAGAAGGAATATTATAATATTCCATTTGAACGCTTACTGCATCCATATCAGACATTTCATTCTTAATCATTTCTTCTGTCTTAATATTATGGAAAATCGTAATCAAATAATCAAATGCTAAGAAATTAGCAGTTTCATCTCCTCTGACCATTCTTTTTATACAAG